TACCAAGTTCTGAAAGAACTTGCACCAACACCTCTAAAGTAAAAATCATCAGAATTATAGGCTGCTCTTAATTGGAATAACCTATTTGCCGCAGAACCAATGTTTAATACAGTATCATTAGCACCAGTAGTTCCATATGCAGTACCATTTGCCTCCCATACAGATGTCTTAGATGCTGTAAATGTAGATACAGTATCTATCGCAGTAGAGGTTATTTGAGCATATCTCTCTAAATGGTTGGCGGTAGTAGCAATATTGCCTTTAGTTAATGTCAGTACTCGCGTACTATTGTCATAAGTAGCGTTGGTAAGGACATTTCCCGTTCCAGTAATAGTAGTGGAAGGGTAGTTTGGGAGCGTAATATACTTGCTTGTGTCTGGCACATAAGTTTGGCTGTTAACTTTGATACCAGCAATGCCAGTACCTCCACCACCATTTTTTTCAAGTTCAGTAATTCTACTTGCCAACTTGTTGATAGTGTATGCGTTAAAGGTGTCTGATAATGTTGAATCAGCAAAAGTGCCACCTAAACTTGAATATCCATAAACGGTGTCAATAAGACCGCCTCCTCCACCGCTACTACCGGAACTGATACCTTTTGCAGATACAGCACCGCTTGCGTAGAAGTTAACAGCCGAGCCATCTTCTTTGTAGACTTTAATAGCATTATTAGCACTATCCACTCCAATGCGATACCCAGTTGTTCCTATTTCGATATAGTCAGAAACCGTCAATTTCTGCATCGGATATTGCGGTATCATGTAGCTAATAGTCTTCGGAGTTCCAGAACGATATACAATCTGGAATAGAGAAACATAGTCGCCAAGCTGATTTTCTTTGATGATGAATGATTGTGGGTCAGCATGGAAAACACCATCAGTCCCCCACCATACAGCACCGCTTGCAAGGTAGCCAGAGCCATCCATACGAATGATAGCCTTTGCTACATCTGATGGCATGTTTGCTTCTGTATAATCTGCTCTATCCTTCATAGAACCTCCATACCAAGAAGCAATACCTCCACCGACCTTAGTAGCATCATAGACACCATTCATACCGGACATTACTTTAAATCCAGCTACCGGGTCAGTATATCCCAGCATGTTTAACGCATTCTGAATAACGCCACCTTCGATTGTGGTACTCTCTTTCCACGCTTTCTTTAGATATTCATAACCAGCCAAATCTTTTTTAACGGTATCTACTGCTGCCTTAGCTGCGTCACTGATGGCATTCAAAGCTGCCGTTCTTTGATTGTAGTATGCAGATTGCTTTGAAGCGAAGTCAGAAGGTATAGTTATATTTTCGGGAGTAGAAGCAGATAATGTAACCAACACTGCACGATAATTGCTATGAGCATTCAGATAACCCGTAGGGCTACCCAATGAATACAAAGTATATCCTGCTGTAATATTTGTCTTGTCAGCGTCTATACGAACTATTTCATCTTTGATTGATTGCTTTTCAGTAGGAGATATAACCCCATCTTCTGCCCACTTATCCAATCTTTGTTTAGCTGCTTCCGCTTCTGCTTTAGCTGCATCTGCCGCCTTTTGAGCCTCTTCCGCAGCTTTCTTCGCATCTTCTGCGGAAGTGTTTATTTTGTCTTGGATAAAGTTGTTGGCTGCATTCAAATAAGCTATAAAATCTCCATATTTGGTATTGAAGGTGTCGTACCTACCATCTACCAAAGCGACTTCCGTTGAGGTAGCTACTCCGTCAGCTATGGCATCATCAATAGCAGTAATAAGCTCGGTAGTTGCCACATTAAATCCATCATAAGCGGTTTTTAGTTCTACCTTAGCAGTACCGGACAATAAAGGATTACCATAAACCTTAGAATAAGATTCAGCTACGCTCTTCTGTATTGATTTAATTGAGTTCAAATATTTCTTAATCGCAGCAGCTTCTTGTCTGTCAACAATACCGTCTTTAAAGGCTTCGTCTGTGAAGTCTTTCATATTGGTTACAGTCTGCTTTGCGTCATTGGCTTCTTTCTTAGCTTCTTCTGCTGCCTTTTGCGCTTTAGCTGCTTCAAGATAAGCCTTTGAAGTGTCATTATCTGCAATCTGCTTCCATCCCCATGTATCTCCCGTCTTTACCCATCTCCATGATTTGCCTGCATCGGGAGTAGTTTCATCATCGACATATTCTTGGATATTGGTAAATACATCACCTTCATGCCGTTTTTTCAAAGCTTCTGTGTTCCAATCAACTGCTGGCTGATTAGTAAGAGTTGGTGTATATTCTCCGTACCAAGTTTCCTTTACTCCATCTATCTGGTCTTGAAAGCTGTTGAATGTTTCCTCAACGTCTTTGCCGGATTTAGTTACAAGTTTACCTTTTATCTCAACACCAGTTACCGTATCAAACTTCATATAGCTGCTCTTATCTCTTGCTCCGATATAAGAGTTGCCATAGACGTTCATATAAGCGAGATTTGTGGTCTTATCAACACCATAGGACACATACTCTTTGTTGAGGTATGAATAGCTGTTTATGCCAGCATATAAAGTCATACTTGGTGAGAAAGTGTCAACTGCACTAAAGATAATTGCATTCTGTCTTGTCTTGTCCTCTACATGAGTAACACCATTTGCATCAACAAAGGTCTTATTACCTAATTGGCAAATGGTATCTCCTACTCGTGGTGCATCACTGGCTGCATCAGCATCAGTTTTTGAGATGTCAATGTAATTAGTTCCTACGTTTACGACTAAACGCCAGAAGTAATGATTTGACACATTCTCATAAACTCCCTCCTTAATATTGAAGTCTTGTGCTAAAGCCATATCCCCAGCGCGGAAACGATTATCTAACGCTTCTGTACCATCATCTTGATAGAAGTAACATCTCCAATAGTCCCAAACATTCTCGCCAGTCTTGTTACCTTCTTCGTCAAGTATATCATTTCTATCTTCTATCTTGATACATTCGATTGCACCACCGGGAGTAATCATTTGGCGACCTCCGATAACTCCGGTCTTGATAATCTCCAAAGCATAGAACATGGCTTTCATTCTTACTGTCAGATAATCAAGCTCTGCATGTGATTTTCCGTCTGTATCTGCATAGAATATACCGCCCGTACTTCCGGTCACATAGCTACCGACTTTCAATCCACGCAAGAAAGTTATCATTCCTTGTGCGGTATCATCTTTAACTCTGCTGAGTTTTTTGTTCAGTTCGCCTACAATGTCAAGTCCATAAATAGCTTGTAACTGTGCTACTTGGCTTCCTAACTTGCTAAGTCCATCAGCTATCTGTCCTATCTGATTCAGTACAATAGACACTTCGTCCGTTAAGGTAATATTATAAGTAGGAAGGGGATTTGTACCATATTGGATTGACATTTCCTTTACGGATAATTCCATAGCGTCCTCATTGTCTTTATACAAGAATCTGACAATAGTATTAGGCTTAATCTGCGCAAGAATTGCTTGGTTTGTTTCCAAGAAGTGTTCGTCGAAGCTCAAAGGATAGTCATACAAAGGCATATTATTTTCAAGCATATATCTTTTCATGGCAACGTCCAAACGTTCTTGTGCCTTGTCTATATATGCTTGTGGCATTTCAATGTGCAATATGACAAACTTGTCGCCAGTTTTTACTTGCTGGAACTTGCTTGGCATTATCGTACCAAATGTATCTAAGTCCTTTGTCAGTTTAATAGTAATAGCTTGGTCTGTACTGTCTGGATATTTAGCATAGTCCCTCTGTTCTCCATTTGGTTTGAATACAATGTTTCCAGCTTCATCAGTTACATAGAAGTTCTTTTTTACATCTTCCCAATCTACTGCTACCTCGTAGTTAGCTCCTAATGTGTCACCGGACTTCATGGAGAAGGTCATTCCACTTGTAACTGCTGCTTGTGCATATAAGTCAAAGCCAAGAGGATAAAGCGTCACATCAAAATACGACTGTCTAACCTCTCCCGTTTCGGGGTCAATATAATCATCCCAGCCACCTTCCGGTACTATTACTTCTTTGAACAAGTCAATAGCTTGTCCCTTGTATGTCATACCTTTAATAGTAGGTTGTATGCTGGAAAATTCTTGGATATGGAATACTGGTGCAAGAGGATTGATAGGAGTAGGATAGCTGCTATCTGCGTCATAGTAGTCAATAAGAGGGTCTTTAGAACCAAACAAGACTTTATTTCTAACAGCCTCTACATATACTGATGGCATTAACGTGTCACGAGTATATGGGTGCTCAATGCGATTTCCGTCTGCATCTGTAATTATAGGATAGCCATACGGAATATTAATGTTGCTACCATATCCAGCAATACGAGTAATGACCTTATTATTCTTTGGTGTGCAATCATTGTTTTTTAGTCCTACACCTTGTCCGAATTTGAATATGTATGGCTTGTTTTCATTGTCAAGTATTTCCTTAGATGGCTTGCCAAACCAAATAGTATATCCATCAACTACAAATGGAACTTTCCATGTTTCGTATGCAGTCTTGCAAACGTCTGAAATAAATTGATTACTGAATGATAACACATCACTCATTGTCCCATCATCTACAAATGTTGGCTGTAACTTGCAAGTCCATTTAGTTCCGACAAGACATGAGTTGATTTTTTGAACGAACATGCTTAATGTACCAATCCACGAGAAAGTCCGTTTTTCGCTACGATAACTTTCCTCACTGCTACTAATAGCAATGTCAGTAAAGGGAATGTTGTACAATTCAATCATTTCATGGTAGAAAGTACAACTATATTTAGTCATTCCCTTTGCCTCGCTGTTTTCCGAAGTCATTCCTTTTCTAACAACTACGGGAGGATTTTTAAGAATGTACTTTATTCCTTTATACTCTACATATTCTTGCAGAGTAAACGAAAGTGAATTGTCTTTATAATAAAACTCTCCTTCTATCTTGTCATTTAACGACATAACAATAGTTGAGAAAGTGTGTTTTCTCAAACTGATGTCGTGGAAGGGAGTGCCATCTTCATTGTATATATTCAGTATAGGGTTTACTTCGTTCGCCATTTTACGTAGTATTTAATTCCGATTATTCCTATGATTGCTGCATTAATTAGTAAAAGCCACCAGCACCATGATGGAACATGCTTCTTAATGACTTCTTTCTCCTTAATGACTTCTTTCTCTTGATATATAGTATCATTCTGTATGACTGTTCTGTCTATGTACTTGATTTTTTCAATATACTTAGTATTAAAAACAGTATCGCCTTTTTGAATAACAGAAAAATAGATACTATCTCTTGTGTGTACTGTTAAAGTGTCATGCCGTTCTTTGATAATCTCTTTTATTTCTGTATTTTTCTCCAAGTCTTTTGCAGTTCGGCATGAAAACAAAAGAGGCAAAAGGATTATTAGGAGAAGAACCTTTTTCATCCTTTGAAATAGGTTACTTTGCCATTACTTCCATCAGTACGTACATCTAAGTGTACCCAAGTGACATCTTGTTCCAAGCGTACCGGATAAGGAAGAAGTATCTGATTTGCCTTAATCCAATTACGAACTTCCAAGGCGGTCATTCCCTTCACATCAAAGTCCAGTGCAGTTCCTTGCAGATGTGCAGATACATATACCTTCTCCAATCGGGTCTTTTCAGCTACTAATTGGCATACATTACAACGAAGTCCTCTTTGCGTTAGACCTCCTCCCGAATGCCAAGTATTGACAGTTATAGGCTTACCAAGCTTTTCTCGTATGACGCATATTGTTTCAAGCAATCGTGGGTCAAAAAACGTCCAAGCCATTTCTCCAAACTTGTTATATACATGCTTGCATACAAGCTCTTTGATATTAAAATAGTTCTTTATATTCATTTTCAGTCCTCCTTCTTTTCATTTTTTTCACAACCTCTACATTCATCGCATTCATGTGCCATATCAAACTTTGCTTGCTTTAACAGCACGGGACATTCTTCGCTTGGCACTTTGCAAATGTACGCCTGCCGTATAGAGATAACTTTTTCTTCATACTTCTTTTTCAGTTCTGAAAGGTCATTTTCAATACGGGTTACTTCCTTGTTCACATACGTTTGTATGTTACTGTAGCTTTTTTCCATTATTGATATTGACTTTTCAAGGTTGGTAATCTCAACTGTCCGAGCCTCTGCCATCGCTTTCTTGCGAGAGGGTTTCATGTTTACAAGTGAAACTATTCCACCTAAGAACCCTCCCCCTCCAAGTATTGATACTAAAATCTGCGTCCAATCCATGATATTATTATTTTAAACGTTGCTACTGTAAGTAGTTTTATTAGGAGTTCCGATAATCTCTGTATTATTGTTCTTGCTTATCCGTTCAGCTTTTTCAGCTTGCTTGATAGCATCTTCTTCCTCTTGCTTCTTCTCTTTTTCTACTCGGTCAAGTTCATCCGGTGCAGAAGACGGAGATTCTTCAATCAAGGTTTGTCGGGAAATCCATTTAGATTCCATAGCTAAGTTGGTAATCTTAGTATTGTTGGTTTCCATGCTCCAAATATTCAGTTTGGCTTTAATTTTCAAATCTGTATAAGCATTTGTCTGGTCTTCTTCCAATCCTAACATCTCTTGGAAAAGATAGGTTATTTCATTGATAGAATCAGACCAATCAGCAACACTTTGAGTAGCCAGTGCAATATCATTACGCATAGACAATGCAATACCGTTGCCACCGCTTCCAGTATTGGTAATATCTTTTGGAGTAATGAAGCTTACAGATGAAGCGATTGAAACTTGTTCCAACAAATATTCCAGATAAGCAATCATACTTTCCGGCTCTGGAAACTCCAACGTCTTTGCTTCTGTCTTGTAGCTTGAACCTTCGTCTGCCGGGAGATTGATAACCAATGTGCCGTTATCTCGCTTGAAACTGTCTTCATTCATTTCCCCTTTTAAGACTAATCCCCAAGTACCAAACCGCTTTAATGTCACAGCATGTATATTTGTAAGCAATTCAATTATCTCAATTATACTTTGAGAATATTCCCAAGCTACTTTGCCTCTATGGTAGACAAGAGGATTACGGCTAAACCCATGAAGAATCCTTTCAGTAACCCATCCATTATTGGTAGGTTCTCCTTCTTTGCTTCGTATTGAACGATAAAGGTACTTATCATCGAATGTATCAATGACTTCTGTCAAATCATCTATCTTATAAAATAAGGAGCGTGAAATTTCTTCTCCATATTCATTGTAGTTGGGTATGACAGAATATCCATCATCATAGGAATAGACTTTAACTGTTCCCTTTTTCTTTATAGGGTCAAATTTGAATAGTACGCCAGCATCGCCAACCTTCTTCTGCTTGGATATTAGTTCGTACTTGATTTGCTCCATATTCCTCATGTTCCATTCCAGCTTGAAGTTCTGAAACTTCTTACTGATGGTATCGTTCTTCTCTATATTACAGAGAGTAAAAGAAATAGGATTAGCAGTGAGATGAAGAACATGTGCCGCATGAATATTCTTTTGCAAAGAAACTGTCAGCACAAGTTCATCTATGACTATATCAGTATCTCCAACTCTGACTGCAATCTTAGGAATTGAATTATTATACTTTATATTGTGTAGAGAAGGGTCGTACTCTCTCAGATAGAGGTCTTGTGAAACCTCTTGCAATGTCAAATCGCTCAACTGGGCAGTTGATTTTTGGTTAAGTGTAACATCACCAATATAAGTTTTGCACGACTGAAATTTTCCACCTCTTGTAAAAGGCTTCTTCAACAACAGCCGCGTTGGTTCTGACAAATACCAATCAATGTTTTTTCTCGTTATCATTTTTATATGCTGCTTAAAATTTTCAATATCTTATCTGAATTAGTAATCTTTCCTCTCTCCCTTGTTGGTTGTGCAGCACCATTTACTTGGTTCATTATATCTTCAAGAGATAATTTCCTTCTCAATTCTCCACCAGTAGCACCAGCCAATTCCCTATAACAGTCATAACACAATCCCCCACAAAGCATAATGATATTGTCTGTAAGGTCGGGAGAAAAGCCTTTTATCAGAGCATGTTGTTCCTTCTTTCCTTCAAACTGTATTCTTCCCGAAGGCAAGCGTTTAAATTTGAATATTCTACTCTCAAATTGCATTTGCTTTAAGACAGTAGTAGAGCCTTCACGCTTTAGCTTCTGATGTGTATATCTCATTTTAGCAAGCTGTCTGTCATAGGTTATCAATCCAGCCTTTATCATTTGGGTAGCAAGGTGTGCAGCTTCATCTTTAAACCTTTCATACAGTTTCTTTCCCTTAGCAGTTGCGGCAATCGCTCCGGAGAATGCGACACCTCCACCATTTGCTGATACAAGATTGAAAATCTCTTTTAAGAAACCGTTACCTTGCACATCAATGATTAGCTCTTTATCAGTCAATCCATGCTTAACCATAAACTGCTTAATCATCTTTACAGCTTCAAGATTAGAGTTTTTCATGCAATATTGTATATCGTCACAATGGAAACCTACCCAATGCTTCATTACAAAGTTATCCTCCCCAGTAGTTGCCATATCCACGGTAATACGTTCCTTCTTACACTTACATGGAGAAACATGAGTAAACATGTTGAGAATATCATCCTCTGTCACTTCGGGAAGATTATCCTCCTCTTCTTCTTTTTCGTCTTGTATAGAGAAATTCCAATTAGGTTCATACATTGAATCTGCAAGCACAGATGTTGCAGCCATAGCACGATACCCCTTGTTTGCTTTAAGCATGGCTTGGTTATCTCTTACATCAAAAGTAAAGAATACCATGCTCATAATAAAGTCCTCATAAGACATATCCGGGTCAATCTGCAAAAGGTTATCTATAATGTCTTTGCATTTAGAATAAACCTCTTCCTTAGTATTTCCCCAATAGACTTCATCCAAGTTACCCTTTACAATGTGGAAGAACCGAACAACTCCATTCATTTCTTTAATGGGTTTTCCATCATCTCCAATCCATCCACCACCATTCTTGCCACAGCCACATAGCTTACGTATGAAGCATTCACGTTCCGGATTTTGAGCAAGATATATTTGAGCTTTACCCTTAGTGTTTGCACGCAGACGGGTTTGACAAGTAGAAATAGTCCTCCATTCAAATTTATTGCATTCCTCAAAGATAGCCTTCTTGAATTGTAATCCTTTGAATATCTTATCTATTACAGTAGGACTTTCATTATTTAACTGCTGGAATTTAATTTCAGAGCTATTGAAAAACTTCACACCCATATCATCTTGAACCTTAATGACTTCTCCAATAGGTTCTCTTGGTTGTATTCTGAAACGTCTATCAATAAGCGGATATATTTCTTTAAGACCATCCACTACTTTACCAGCGTCAAAAAAGTCGCCAACATTACGCATGAACCATACAGCTTTTGCCCCTTGGTTTTCATATAGATATGAAATTGGAGCATAACCTAATGTAAATGATTTTCCTCCACCACCACTACCAGTAAGCACAACATAGTCAGCATTGCTTCGGATGGCTTCATATTGGCAACCCGGCAATGGGCTAACAATTTTGTCTTTCTGTATTTTCTCGCTCATAATGGTTCTTTATTTTTCTACAAAAATACGCAATCTAAGCTTCGATATATGCCACTTATCGAAAAACAAGCTACATACCTTAAAATAAATATGCTACTTTTTCGATAACCACAGTATGAGTAATGAAAAAGCTATTTATTTTTGTTCAAAATAATAAAATCATTGACGAACAATGGCACAAAAAGAAGAAGTTTTATCTAAAGTTAATCAGATTTGCGAAGAACGTAATTTTGATTTGAGTGAAACATTCAGAGATAAGTTCTCTGAGAAATTTGCAGAAGCTTACAAGGATGCTCCGATTGAAGATGCTGGCTTAGTAGCCGCATTGAATATTTCAGTTGAAAGTAGCGGACATGCAAGAAAGAACGCATTCTCAGAAGCGACTAAGGGATTTGAAGCTAAGGAAGCTGAATATAAATCTCAGATTGAAGAATGGAAGAAAAAGGCTGAAAAAGGTAATGATGGTGGAGAAGGCAATCAAAAGTCTTCGAAATTTGAGTTGCCTGCCGAGTACAAAGAGAAACTTGATAGGCTGGAAAAGTTTGAATTGCAAGAGAAAACGAAGTCTGTTCGCAATCAGATATACGATACAGCCAAGTCTAAGGTGAGGGAAGATTTACATGAATCTTTTCGTAACTATCTTGGTAAGCAGAATATCGCAATTGATGCTGATGTTAATGCCGAGGCAGAAAGACTGCTGAAAGATTATCAAGATATATTCAGAAGCTCTATTGGTGATATTACACCATTATCTCCGGACGGAAAGAAAACAACAATGGAAGACTACCTTGCTGCCATAAAACCCGTCAAACTTTAAATATTAAAAAAATGGCACAATTTAATTTAGAAACCTTTTTTGCTTCCGCTAAACAATTTAGAGGTGGCAAGTTCGTATGGTGGAAGGACGCCAATCACGAGGAACGTTCCAATGTTCTCTATGGCTCTACCATTGCAAACCCGTATAAGGGTTTTGGCTATGCTTTTGCGGCTGACTTGTACGAATACAGATTGTGGAAACCGGGTTTCCTTCTGAAAACGTTTAAGGTGGCAAAGGCTACTACTGCTGACACAGACACTACTCTGTATGTAGATGGTTCTGGCTATTCTCACATTCCCGAAGTAGGCAATGTACTTATGAAAGCTCCCGATACAGTTGAAACTGCGGGACAGTCTGGTAAGGTTACATCTGTTGAGTTCGATGAAGAGAACAAGCAGTTTATTCTTACTGTTGACACTGCAATCGGTGCTCTGACTACTGATGATATTTTGGTTGAAGCTGCTGATAGCAATGGTGGCGTTGCAACTGCTGCTGCTGCCGACGCTACTGTGTTGGTTAAAAACCCGAATACCTTCATCGAAGTAGATACACAGTTCGCTCCGACTGATGGTCGCTGGGGAGTTACAGATGTTCAGCACAACATCAACACTGTTTATGGCAAGCGTGCATTTGTTGAACGTATGCAACCGCTTCCGAAGTATGTATTGGCTAAGAACCGCAACTACATCGAAGGTGTATTTGAAATCTAAAGGAAAGGAGTAGAATTATGGCAAACGCATATAAATATCAATTTAATCCCGACGAGTTAGTAAGCCAACTCTATCAAAGAGGCTTGGTAAACTCTGACGGTACGAGCGCATTTATTCAGACGCTCGTTGACGAGAAAATCGTCATGGATGCAAACCAGTTCTTCTGGCAGGAACACTTTACTGTTGATGGTGGCAAGTACCCTATTGACATGAGCCGCCCGAAGCTTGACCCTGCTTATACTATCTATAATGTTACTCGCCGCCCCGTTCCGATGGCTGATGCAATGACACCGTTGAGTGAAGTTGCTCAGATGGATAACGAAGGCTGGGAACAGAGAACTGGTACTATCCCTCAGTTCGGTAAAGGCTTGTTTGAAACTTCTCTTTCAAAAGAGGAATTGAAAGCACGCTTGAATGAACTTGGTGAAGCTAATGCTACTTTGTTGGAAGGTTATGTACGTGGTGTTGCTGACTTGATTAAGACACACAACTACCGTCTTTCTAACATTGCCGCACAAGCTTTGTCTAAGGGAGGTCAGTACAGCAATGCTGATTCTCGTGGTATGTCCGGTGTCGTACATAAGTTCCCGAAGTATGTGCCTACTGAAAACTTTGTTAAGGCTGGTAAGGAAGTATGGACGAACGCAGAAGCTAACATTCCGGAACAAATGGCAAAGATTGAGAAAGATTTCCGTGACCGTACTGGATTTACTGGTACAATGGAATGGGATTTGCCGTATGACATGGTTATCTCTCACTTGTTGAACAACAAATACTTCAAGGAAGAAGTTAACCGTTGGATTCGCTTGTATGCGCCCGATAAAGTTATTGTTGTTACTAATGGTGCTTCCGGCATTGATACTAACATCATTTCTTGGGAGCAGCTTATTCAGTATTCTCGTTCTTCTGTATCTAAGATTTCTCCTATCCGCATTGTGAAAGAGGAACAAGTGGTACAAGACATCAAAACGATTAAGACTGTACAAGGATGGGAGACTGGCGTAGCAGTTCTGCGTCCTATTGGCTTTGCTGGTCGTGTTGTTCACTCTGATGTTGCCGATGTTATCTTGTTGCAGCGTGAAGCAAACAAGACGATTGACTATTCAATCGCTTCTGCACAGAATGACTTGGTTTATATTATTAACAAGGTAGTTCCTAACGGTATCTACAAGGCATATCATACTGATGCTATCGGTCGTTATATGCCAGTGTTGACCGAGTTTATGGAACACATTGTTGTTGATACTTTGACTGCTGATTCTTAAACTTGGAGGGTTATATATGACTATACTTGAATGGCTTTCTTCATCTTGTCGGTATTCGTTTGAGGAGAATACATTTATGAGAATTGCTCTTGACCGCGGCATCACAGATGTAAACGAGGATGCTATGACGTTGACCCAAGAACAAAAGGATTTAATGACTGCCGATATAATATTTACCGCAGTGTTGTTAAGCCCTTCAAGTACAGCATCTCAATCTGCCTCTCATAATAACTTCCAGCGTACAGTTGGGTCAGAGACGGACATCTATCAGAGTAATAAAATAAGTTATGCTTTGGGCATATATAAGAGATACAATGACCCTAATTACGAGGTTCTTATCTCTGCTCGTCCAAAGATTAAACTCTTGAAAATTATAGATGTGATATGATTTCATTCAGTGACATAGAAGAATTTCCTTTTTCGGGACGTATATACAGAATCATCGAAAGTTCTATGGGCGACGATGAAGAAGATACCGTCTACGAAGGAGTAATGGACGTGAATCTTTCTGTTGCTGAATCCGGTTCGACCGCTCAAACAAGCGACTACGTTGTTTCTATTCCTTTGATAAAAGGAGAGGACGGGAAGTATATTAATCCAGTACGTAATGAAGACTGGATAGAATGTGATGTTATGGGAGAGCAAATTAAGATGCAAGTTGATAACAGCATACCTTCGATGTTAGGTGCTATAACTATATATGCAAATAGAAAAGGTGGATGGCGATAAAAGTAAAAGTTGATTTGAGTGGTTTGAAAAGGGTTCGGCAAGAACTGTTTGACAGACTTGCTGGCGAGCAAACCCAGCGACTAATAGCCTATGCACCCGAATTGTTGAAGAAAGCATATTCTGAAAGCAGATTTACCGACCAGACTTACAACTTGGCTGATAGTTATATTTGGGCTGTGTTCTATCAAGGCAATTTGAAGGGGAGCGGCTACTTGTATCCGTATCAGATGGCAACTAAAAACTCAAAGTATCATGGCAAGCTGATAGATGGAAGAAAGCTTGCTGACGAGTTCTTGGCAAACTATACTCCTGCCACTTATATAGGATGGGATTTGGTGCTGGCAGCAACAGTGCCTTATGCTCCTATATTGGAAGGAGGAAATACTGGAAATCCAAGACGAAGGTTTGAGGTGTTATCAACCATATATGACGATATTAAGGAAGATTTTGCAGGGAAGGCAACTGTTAAAACAATAGGGATATGAGCGTTCCGTTTCAAGAAAAAGTAATTGGTGAAAGATTATATCAAGTAATCAATAGAGGTGTAGTGGGGACACCATCAAGAATATATGAATATCCTTGTAAACAAATCCCATGAGCGTGATTGATGCAAGGCGAATGCCGATATACCAATATGTTTATTCTCTCTTCATAGATAAGGTTACAAAGTACATCTATCCGATGGAAATGCCTACTAAGTTGGAGGAGGAGATAAATGCTGGCGGTTTCATGGTTATCCGTCTGGGAGAAATTAAGGATAAGAGCCAGTTCAACTTGAATGCTCTTGCGAGCGTTCGCGTGACAGTTGAGATGTATATTCCTCCCAAGACAAGAGGTCGGCTTGATACCACCTTGCTGGAAAAGTATGAAACAAGTATATCCGACATTGTAAATGCAGAAGTTGAGAAAGCCGGAGAAAAATACGACATCTCAACTGACGGTATATTGTCAACTGATGATATATATAATGAGAGCGACAATCTGTTCTTCATGTATATTAAATCATTTATGGTACTAATAAAGTAAAAATTAACCCAACCGATGGCGCATCGGGGATTGGACGGTGAGAACCCAACTATGGACGACCGGAGTACAAGCTCCCTAAGAAGTAGTGGCTCGATGAAACGTCAAGTGTTCCATAAGGACATGAACGCCTCATTTATAATCAATATAAATAATAATTTAATAATTAGACGAGATGGCTACACAAGATTTGTTGACTTACAAATGTAAGTCTTTAGGCTATGCGGAAGTCGGGGCTAGTGCAGAAGCTTCTTATACTCTTCTTATGGGTGTGTTGGAAGGTTTGTCTATCAGTCAAGAAACCGCAAGTGAAAGTGCTATTAACGGTGAGTTCTATGATACTCCGCTTGATAGCGTGGGTACACTTGGTTCTTACAAGATTGAATTTGACTTGGTTAAGTACAAACCGGAAGAGATTGCCGCTATGGAAGGCGGTGAGTTTACCGCTGCTACTGGCTTGTACACAATGCCTTCTTCATTCACCAACGTTTACAAGCAGTTCAAGTTGGAGTTCTACAATGGTATTGACTACATTGTTATTTACAAAGGTAAGGTCGCTACCAATTGGGATGGTACTGATTTGAAGACTGCCCCGTTGAAACTGCACATCGCTATCACTGCTTTAGCTGACAATGATGGCAAAACGGTTGAGATGAAGATGGCTGAACCTTCTGTTGGAGGCTAAGACCCATTATAAATCAAGAGAAAGGGCAGTGGCTTGTTTGCTGCTGTCCTTTTTTCTTTAATACACAAATGATAATGGAAGAAAAGGATTTAATTATACCGGACGAGCTAAAGAGGGAAATATCAGAGATTATGACTGACAATCCTACGCTTGTCAAGTTAGGAGATAAGCAGTATAAGGTGCATCGGTTGAGGGCATACTCATACCAGCGTATTTTCCAATTAGCGTTGAAATTACAAAAGGAAGAGGATATTAAGGATGATAAGAGCATGATGTACGCTCTATGTACAGACTTGGACGTAAGTTCCGAGATTGTAGCAATCATTCTTGTTAATCACCTCTTCTCACCAGATGATATAACCGATTATGCGAGTGCGATAGAAGTTATGAGCAGAAATGACAAACTGATAGCTTTTATGAAGGCTCGTATTCTCAACTCTGTATTTGAGCCTGCTCAATGGGCGGCAATCATTATTGAAGCAATAAACAGCATCGACTTATCACCGGTTTTTACGGTGCTCATATCGGGGAAGGCTCTTATGGTTTCGCAGACGAATATGAGGAAGACGGTGGCGGAACAATTAACATTATGGCGGCAAGCCAAATCGGAGATTTAGGTGATTTCATACGTAGCTTTCCGCAGTTTACGTATGACGATTATCTTTATAGATTGTCTATGGCGCAAGTTCTTTTCTTGACAGTAGACAGCACCCATATTAAGTATTTGCGTGGTAAAGACAAGGAAATATGGGAAAAGTTTTGGAAACGACGTAAAAGTGATAGAAGTGAGTTGCAAGCGCCTAAGCGTAGTGTGTTAGATACTATACCAAGAATCAATTGACATACTCCCATTGCTAAAGCAGATGGGTTTTCTTCTAAAATCAAGTAAAAAGTAGCAGAGATGGCAGACAATAAAGATGTAGTTATTAGTGCTTCAATGTCTGATAAGGACTTGTTATCAAGCATTGATGAAACTCTAAAGAAGACGGAAAAGCGTCTGGAAGATTTCACCAACAAGTTGGAAGGTAAGTTGGCGAGTGTGGAGGGCTTTGCCGACCAATTGGGTAAGAATATTGGTAAGGGCTTAGTTGATGGCTTTAACCAACAAATCCGTCCTTTGGAAACAAAGATTTCCGAGTTGGAAGCCAAGCTTAAAAGTTTGGGGGCAACTAATATTGCACAAGGTAATACTGCTGCCACGCAAGCTACTACTACGAATGTATCTGTAGACGTTAATTCCATGAACCAAGCCTTGCAAGTTGCCAATAATTTGCGAGAAGTATTTTCTAAAATACAAGGAAACACTACTCGTATTAAGAATAATATGGAGCAATTGGCTACTGTTAAAACTGATGTGCAAGAGGCAAGAATTAATGTTCACGTTGCTCAAAGGGAGAAGCTACTTCAAAGAGAAATATTGCTCCGGCAGCAGACTGCCAACTTAGCAGCAAGAATAGCAAGAGAAGAGGAGAAGAGTAGAATATCACAAGGAGGTCAAAGCTACGAAAAGGCTATGGCTATGGGCAATAAGTCAATTCAAGAAAGGACTGAAAAGCTAAAAGCCTTGCAGATTGTACAACGTAATCTCTCCACGGATGATGCAGAATATGCAATGAAGCTTCGTAATGTCAATAAAGCTATGGAGGACTTGAAAAAGCAAAATGCGGAAGCTTTATCCAGTGGTATTCAACTTCAAAAGGCAAATAACAGTTTAGCTGAATCATTTAAGAACTTAGGTAAAAGAGTTCTGTTCTATACTGGATTAGGAGCGTTAACTGGCTTTGTAAAAAGTCTTATGGACGTTAGAGGTCAGTATGAATTACTTGAACGTTCGATTGGTGCTGTACTTGGTGACTTTGAAAAAGGTTCTCAGATATTTCGGGAACAACAAGAATTAGCATTAAAATCTCCATTTACCGTATTGGATTTGGCTGGTGCTACGAAACAGCTTGCTGCCTATAATTTTGAAGCGGAAGAGCTTGTAGACGTTTCAAGACGTATGGCAGATATTAGTGCTGCTCTTGGTGTCCCTATGGAACGTCTGACCTACAACTTAGGACAGATTAGAGCACAGACTGTTCTTACAGCAAGGGATGCTCGTGACTTTGCTAATGCTGGTCTTTCTATAACTACAGAGCTTGCTAAGATGTACACTGAACAAGAAGAAAGAATTGTTTCAGTAGGTGATGTCATGGATAGAATGTCTAATAAGATGGTTTCCTTTACTGATGTAATGAAAGTTTTAAATCGTTATACAGATGAAGGCGGTATGTTCTATGACTTCCAAGCAAAGCAAGCTGAAACTTTAGCAGGACAGTTATCTAACTTAACCGATGCTTATGACTTCATGCTAAATGAGATTGGTAAGGAGAATCAAGGCATGTTAACCGGAAGCATATCTCTTGTAAGAAGTCTGTTTGAGAATTGGCGAAGTGTAGCTAATATATTGACAGTTGTTGCTACTGCTTTGGGTGTATATAAGACAGCTCAAATAGCAGTTGCTACTGTACAACTTGCTGCTAATATGAATTTACGCAAGTATTCAGAATATTTGGTAATAGCAAGAAAGGCATTGAGAGATAAGGCTGCTGCGACAAAGCTTGCAGAAGCTTCAACTCAAAACTTGAATAAAACTCTTCTTGCCGTTGCAAAGAATCCTTATGCGGTAATAATTGCTGGATTAGCTGCTTTGGGAGTTGCTATTTATCAAGCATACACAAATGCCACTAAGTTTAGGAAAGAACTGGAAAGCATTACTGCTGGCGGTCTTATAAATGCACAGCAAATGACTTCTGACTTTGACGCTTTAGTAAAGAAGTTAAATGAATCGGAAAAAGGAAGTAGAAATTTCAGCGATGCTTTGAAGGAGATAAACAATACTTATGGCTCATATCTCCCCAATATGTTGACTGAAATCAACTATGCTTCTGAACTTGCTAAAAATTACAATAAAGTTGTAGATGCTATTTATAATAAAGCAAAGTCACAAGCTCTTGAAAAGAGTTATCAAGTAATAACAGAAAAGTACTCTGAACAACAACAAGATGCTATTGCCAATATTATAGAGAAAATGACAGAAGGAGGTATCTCTAAAGTAAATGCACAAGAGATTACCCGAAACTTTGTTGCAAGTTTGGATAAAGGACTTTCCAAAGGTGAAACTTATATGGCAAGATTCTACTCTATCTCTAAGAAGTATCTTGGCGGTTCTACTGCTGAAATGGAAAAGCTTAATCCAGTTGTTCAGTCTTTATTTGGTTCATCCGGAAGCATTGACAAGTTAGGTAAGGCGATTACAGAGCAAAAGAAGGCTATTCAAGAAGTTCGTGAAGCCAGTGATATTATCAGCAATAGACCAACTTATTCCAGTGTAATAGAAGGTCAAGCAATAGATAATATCAATGAGAAATATAAGAAGCTGGAACAAAATCAGAAGAACGAGAAGCTAAGACTTATCGAACTTCAAGCTGCATATAAGAAACTTGGCAATACTTATATGTACGACCAGATAACCGAACAACTTCAAAAGTACAATGTAGAGTTAAAGGATTGGCAGAAGAATGTTAATTCTATTGTTCAGAAAGCTGGAGGTGGTGCTGGTGCAGGCTTTGCCATTAAGCAGGATGAAGATATTTGGAGTTATATTGACCGATTGAAAAAGGAATATAGGTCGCTTACTGCACAACAAGAAGAAATATCTAAAGGTCTTACTGCAAGTCCCGAAGAAAAAGAATATGTTGCCAATCGTTTGAAAGTTGCAAGACAAATTGCCTCTGCATTAAATCTTGACCTTAGCACTCAAAAAGAGATGAATAAGGCAAAGAAGGAGGAAATGGATTTATTGAAGCAACAGATTAAGTTGGTAGATGATATTCAAAAGAAGTTCTTGCAGCTTGTAAAAGACACTGGTAATATAACTTATGCTACCGAAAAGGTAAAGGATGCTTACCAAGACTTATTCGATAATGCGTTTAAGGGTATCAGTGTTGATATTAACGACTTGATTACCTTTGATAAAGGTAGTGCTCCAAAGTTTTATAATAAGATAGCTGAAACCCTCAAATCGCCAGAAGCTAAACAGTTGGTTGCCGGGAAGAAAGCACAGAGTGAGATTGAATATTCTATCTCTATAAATTCTGCAAGTGTTGCTTTGGCAAAACGCAAGATTGAGGGAATGTTCCAAGGCTACGAACTGGAATTGGATATTGAAGGCGCTGGGCAGTTCGGTTCACTGTTCGCTGGCTTGTTTGAATATGACCCAGTTTCACTTGAACAGTTGGAGGCTGATGTTAATGCTACATTGAATAGTTTGAGGGAAAAAGTTTCATCCTTCCAAAAGGAACAGCAGAAATTACAAGACTTAATCAATCAGAACCCTAACGACACAAGAGTTGGCAGTTGGGAAAGTTCTCTTAATACTTTGGTTCAGAATGAGAGTGACGCTTCAAAAGCTATTGAAGATATTCAGAAAAGATTAAGCGACACTATCAAACAAGCCGCATTGGATGATTTCAAGAACTTCCAGTCTATTGCAGATAAGTACGCTGAAATGGAGGATAAGATAGCAGAGGTCGAAAGAAAACGTTTGGAAGACCAAGCTTCTATCTCCAATAGAGTTACTGATGCAACTTCTGATTTGGCAAAGCTGGAATTGCAGTTGTCTGTGACTGAAAGCCCCGATGTAAGAGCGGAGATAGAAAGTGAGATTGAAGAGATACAGAACTTTATAAACGAGAAAGCTCCAAAACTCTCTCTTGCTGTTGATACTGGTGCGGAACAAGAAAAGACTAAGATAGCTTTTGAGGAATGGAAGAATACCTCTAATGCTTGGGAGAAATCATTCCAAGACTTGAATGCAATTAGCACTGTGTCGTTAAACAATATGATTGACGAGATAGAGAGGTTTGCGGTAGCTAATAGAGCCAACATGCCAATTAATGAATACAAAGAGTTAATGGCACGTATTAAGGCTTTAAAGACGGAAGTAAATTCTCGTAATCCTTTTGCTTTACTTGCAGACCAAGTTGAGAATTTGAAGGATAACTTTAAAGGACTTGACGGTTCATTTGAAAGTACTGTTGAATATGTAAGTCAGTTGGGTATGTCTGTTAGTTCCATAGGAAACATCTTTGAGCAGATGGGATTTTCCGAGGGAGTTTCTGATACTATATCTACTATTGGTGAAGCTATACAAGGTGCTTCACAAGCTGCACAAGGAATTGCTCAAATAGCAGGAGGAGATATATTAGGTGGAACAATCAACACATTAGGAGGTATCTGGCAAGGAGTATCAGCCATATTCAATGCCGGAAACAAGAAAATCACAAGAGAAGTTGAAAAGAGCGAGAGAAGAGTTAAGCAATTAGAGAACGCTTATAAGAATCTTGAACGTGCTGTTGATAAGTCGATGGGTAAAGCTGAAATTTCAGCGCAGAAGGCAGCTATTGCAAATCAGAAGGCACAGCTTGCAGAAGTTCAACGTCAGCTTCAACTTGAAAAGAGCCGGAAGAAGAAAAACCGCGACCAAGACAAAATCATAGAATTAGAGGGTCAAGTTACCGACTTACAGAATGCCATTGATGATGCTACTACTAATATAGTAAACACTTTGCTCGGTACAGATGTAAAATCTGCCGCAGAAAGCTTTGCCGATTCTTGGATTTCAGCTTGGAAAGAAGGTGCTGATACAATGGAAAATTTAGAGGAGAGCTTCGATGATTTAATAACAAATATGATTGTCAAGTCGCTTGCTTCTACGATTGTCGGAGAACGGTTAAAGAGCATGTTTGCTATGGTTAAGAGATTTACCGAAGAAAACTCTGCTGGCGGTGTAGGTATCACTACCGAAGAAGCCAAACAGATAGCTGACTTAGGTAAAGAGTTAATTCCTTTGATAAACGAGGACTTAAAAAACTTGATGGGACAACTTGGTATTGAGTTTGGTAGTGGAGTAAAAGATGCAGCACTATCCTCGTTACAGAAAGGAATACAAGGCATAACAGAAGAACAAGCTGGTGCATTGGAAGCCTATATGAATATGGTAAGCCAGCAAGTATTCCAGCAAACTACTATCATGCAAGGCATATGGGATATGACTAATGTCAATGCAGGCACAATGTCGCAGATGTTGCTTCAAATGCGTAGTAGCTATCAGATACTTCAAGCCATTCAAGTTTGGACGGTAAATATTTCTACTGCCGCAGGAAATGGTGTAAATGTTAGGATATTACCCGATTAATTAGTATATTTGTAGTGAGGGAGATAGATAGAGGTAGCTCCTCTATTGAAAGTAGTGGCGACTTCTACTTCTCTCTCATTATTATTAACAAGTCGTATAAACAGTCGTAAATATGAAAGAGCTAATTAAAATTTCAGAGAGAGAAGGAAAGCAAGTAGTTTCGGCAAGAGAGTTGTATATTGGACTTGGATTAGATAAATCTAATTGGTCGAGATGGGCAACTCAAAACATAGTTGAAGATGATTTCTTTAAAGAGAATGAGGATTGGGTAGGGTTCGTCACAATGACGAACGGTAATGAAACTAAGGATTATGCTATCACAATAGACTTTGCTAAACATATTGCAATGATGGCAAGAACTCCTTTAAGTTATGATTATAGGAACTACTTTCTTGAATGTGAAAAGAAAGCTATTTCTGGTATCACATTGCCTAACTTCAATAATCCGGCAGAAGCCGCAAGAGCATGGGCTTTGGAGTATGAAGCAAAACAGCAGGCGTTACTTGAAGCTAAGGAGGCACAAGACAATGTTAAACGCTTGGTGCATGATTCTAAAACTTATACTGCTGGCGAGATTGCAAAGGAAGTTGGTTTGAGGTCTGCAATAGAACTTAACAATCGGTTAGCTAAGATGGAAGTTCAGTTCAAGCAAAACGGCACATGGCTGTTGTATGCGAAGTATGCTGACTTAGGTTACACTTCTGTTAAGCAAACTGTTTTGGATAACGGACGTATTATTTATGACAGAAGGTGGACGGGTGCTGGACGAGATTTTATTGTTTCCTTGTTTAAAGAAGAATGATGGAGCATAACTTACTATACTTTTACAAAAACTCTTTGTTACGGGACTTGTGTAGCGAGTACAACAAAGAGTGGAAAGCCTGCAAGGAGGATAGAGAGAAGCTGATGCAGCTTGCCTTGCAGCAACAGAGTATTCCATATATGGCAACTTCAATGTATGAAGGCTGGGGAATGTCCGTTGACTTTTTAAAAAGGGAGTTTGCTGACTATATAAACGGAAAGCACACCTTTAATGATGTTGATGGAGTTGATGGTTATACTTACTCTATGTGGGTAGATAATCACGATTATATAACCTTAAAAGAGGACGTTTCTCACTTCGTCCAATGTGATAGCCGCATATCGGTACAAGAAACTAAATGCCCAACTATATATATATCCAATAAGTCTAATGTTCACTTGGAATTGGATGGATTTAATACCATACGTATTTATCTGTTTGATGAAAGTGTTTTGACTATTGACTATGTAGACGTACACAGTAATGTTGTAGTCTATATGTATTCTCCCAAATGTGAAGTGAAGGTTTTAGAGAATGATGGTAAAGTAAAAATGTTCACTAAAGATTTAAGACTGTAATGATAGGAGCAAACATATATTTCGTAAAAGCTGGTATCGAAAACTATACTGACTTTACAGTCAAATGGAAAGGTCTTCGTATATTGAAGATGGACGGCTTTCTTGCACAAGGAGAACCCAAGAATATCTATACGGCTTCTTGGATTAACAGCAACAAGGAGGATGTCTTTGTACCGGATAAAGTGTGCTACAAAAATCCCGATGTAGAGATTTCGTTTATCATAGACGATTTCCACGATAGAACGGTTGATGTTCGTACGGTTCACAAGAACTTCATTAGTTATATGACAAGTCATCAAGTGACTATCAAATCTGAATATGCTGGTGCAGAAAGTAAGTTTGTATGTTTAGATTCTTATGAACCTACAACTATAATAGTTAATCGCCCTACTGGTAGGAACTATATTATGGGTACTTTGACTATGCACCGTATAGACGAGAATACCTATCTTTAACTAATAAAAAAGCACCTACTTCGCAGCAGATGCTTTAAAAATGAAAAAACACAAAGTCGAATAACCTATATAGTTAAGATACAATGTATTATGAAGAATGATATGAAAAAGAAAGTGAGAGTTGTTAACGGCTTCAATGCTGCTACGGGTAGCTCAAAGCCATGTTTTTTACCAAGTTCTCTTAGAACTAAATAGTTTATTTATGCCAATATCAAGTGGGAAAATCGTAGCACCCGTCAGTATTGATGATGTCCGCACAGCATTGGGTGTATCAAGTAATGACTTAGGTTATTTGTGCAAGAATACTCATGGCAAAACAAATATGTGGGCAAAGTATAAGCCCGTAATATACCCATCAGAAAATATCAATCTTACAAACTCAAATTGGTGGAAAAGCAGTAATGGGAATTGTGGCATTGATACAAGCGGTGCGCAGGCTGGTACTTATAAGGATATAGTAAGTAAAATGACTTCTGACGGAGCAAATGGATATAAGTATTCACCGCCACAAGGAGGAAGCAATGCACCTTTCCGGCTTCTTGACTTTGAAGGGTATATGCCGGAAGCAATGGCTCCAATTCACTCGTTTACAGTTCCAAAGCAAGTAGATAATCTAAGTGGCAGCACCTTTTTTGTCACAGTAGCTTATAATCCATCGTCTTCAATGGGAGGAAGTCTATCGTTAAGTGATATAGGTGGATTGGTATGGCAGGGTGTGACTTATACATTAGGGGATATGTACTTTGGTGTATATATGGTTCAGAAAGGAGGAACAAGGTCGCAACGACTGACTGCTGACAGTCCAGGGACAATGCTGGTACAAGTACCAGTTGGAGGATTGCCAGTAAGCACATATAATGTCTATCCCTTCTTGTCTACTGTAAAGCTTGGCAGACTGGACGCAGATAAGGCTGCTGGCTATTTCACTTTGCCTAATACTAAGGTTGCCGAGATACAAGTAGTAAGTACCACATATAATATCATCATCAATGCTGGTATTGGAATGATTGCAACTGCATTGACCGTGACTGTTCAAGTCAAGAACCCGACAAGTTCAAGCAAGACCTTTACTAATAATTGGCTGTGGGTTCGCTTCGCTAAACATGACTTGTTTGACCCACTGATGGTTGGTGAAACAAAATTAGAGTTAGGAACATTCACTGTGGCTGCTGGTGAAACATACACAGTTATCAGAAAGATATTTGATATAGAAGCAGACGAATCCTATAAAGTCTGGGTTGCTCTTGATTCATCGAGATATACAGATTCCGTAATACCTCTACGACCAATAACGTAACAATAGAAAAGGGGAACTTTCACAAGCTCCCCCTAACCTCTAAATAAACTATGTAATATGCAACAAATACTATTCTCCTACAAGAACTTCCTGCAAGTCCATGATGGTACTTACATTGAAGTCGTTGGAAGCGATGTACTTTCCGAAAGCGTCCTCACTCAACTTGTCATAGGTGAGTTCGTTCTCCTTGTCGCCCTCTTCTTTCATCAGCTTCTCAATGGTATTGTTGAAGTTTTGGAAATATTCATTGAGTTCCTTGCGCTCCTCAAAAGAATATTCGACTTCCTTCCCTTGTGATTGCATTTCCTGCCAGTGTTGGGCTTTCTTCTGCATCTCTTCCATTTTATCGTCTTTCAGCTTCTCGTGTGTCAGCTTGACAAATTCCTCATAGCCTTCACTGATTGGCTTAATAGCACGTAATGCTTTAATAACTTTAAACTTGTCAGCATCCTCCATCTTAGTGAGTTTGCTATCGTTCATTGTCTTATAAACGCTTACAATTTTAGATGTTTTCATTATTATATTGTTTTTAAAATGTTTCTATAAAAAGCATCTATTTTCACAAACCGATGCTCAAAATGAATAACTTACAAAGTTTTAATAAATAAAGGCATGTTAATAGTATCTTTCCTTTTCCTCACTCCATACAAACTGACGGTCGCAATGCTTGCATTTAGAATTGACGCCACGAGGAAGGTCAATTTCTTTCCCGCAGTTGGGGCATACAGCATTATATGGAGGATAGACTTGGATAAAGTGTCGGTTAAACTTGGCAACTCCATCTTCTCCGGAATCTCCGAACTTATCCACATATATTTTGATAGCGTTGAGCAGGTCCTTTGCGTCGGCTGCGTCAATGTCCTTGTATTTCTCTTTCAAGAACTTCGCCAATATCTTTCTTAGGTCTTCTGCATTGAAGTCAATGTCTTCAAGCTGCAAGGCAGTATCTTTGATATTCCTATCATGCTCTGCCCTAAGAAACCTTATAGTTTCTTTAATATCTGTCCGTTCAAGATAGTCTGTAACTTCCAAGCTGCATCTTTCACGAAACTTAGGTATTTGTTCTTCGGTTTTCTTTTCATACTCTTTTCCTCTGATAGTAACCATATAGGATTGTATCTCATTGATACCAATGGCTACCATCATAGAAAAAGAGAAGTCAAGAGGAGAGAGGTTATCTACCCCTCTTGATTTCATTAAACTCTTTGTCTGCTCGTAATTAACCATTATTTCAACGCTTCTGCTTTGAGGTCTTCAATTACAGAATCAATAAGGTCACAAGCCTCTACTTCGATGTCCTTTGAGCCGTTGTAGCTTCTGTTGACTTGTCCCCCATCGGATTCAGAATAAGAGAAGTTGCCGTACTGTCCGGTAGTAGAGTTTACACTACCGTTGAATGAATCAATCAATGATTGTGAATTGATTGTAGCGTCACCTTCCAATGTGATAGTGCCATTTGTGTTAGACACATGATAGGAAAGTCGCTTATTGGTAAAAGTTGTTCCAGCCATTTCGTTAAATATTTAAGTTTAGACTTCGCTACAAATGTAGCTTAAATCTGTGAAAGTTCCAAAAAACCTTCCTACTTTCACAAGCAAGAAGGGTATAAGAATATTAAAATCACTCTTAATGAAAAATTGAAAATCAATCTAAACTATCTTCACAGACGGTATTTTTAAGTAGTCAAATTCGACCACTTTAGAAGGCGCTTATATCCAAGCTTACACTTGAATAATTTGACGTTTCATCGAGCCGCTACTTCTTAGGGAGCTTGTGCTCCGGTCGTCCATAGTTGGGTTCTCACCGTCCAATCCCCGATGCGCCATCGGTTGGGTTAATACTATTTTAAATCACTCTGCGTAGCTTGGTTTTCGCTACATTGGCTTTTTTTATAAAAAGCTAAGTGTCACTCCTCATTTCGTTTAAGGCTTCTCCTTCATCAACCTCTCTTTTAGGAATGGCAATTGATTGTTTAAATTCACCACCGTTATCCCTTATCAGAATCTCAATCTTGTTCATTGCCTCACGTTCGATGTTGCAGATTTGTTCCTTCAAATCTTTTACCTTTTCTTCATCAAGCGTTGTTTCAAGAGAAAGATAGCGGATAGTTTCGATATACTTCTGATAAAATTCGTTGCGAGAAATATCGGAAGGTGCTGGCATGAGCATGGTATTACTTTTTGCCAAGTATGAGAAGTACATACACATTACATTGGTGACTTGCAATGTATCTCCTCCAACGGCAAAGGCTGGCTCGGAAAGCGTATAAATCCATCGCTCTGTATGCTGCAATACCTTAACAATCTCTTCCGGCATTTCGTCAGCATGTTCCATCAGTTGAGAGAAGCTGAAACCTTGTACATTCCCATTCTTGTCCTTAACTTCTCCAAATTCTTTGTTTGCTTCGATGCACTCACAGAATGTTCTAAGCCACAGATAAGGATTAGAATAACCGCCACTTACTACATTGGTAAATACGTTTCTATGGAAGTTGGTAGACACAACTGAGTAATCGTCGGTAACTGCAATAGAAATTCCTCTATCGTCCAGTCTGCAATACATGTGTCCTTTGGTCTTTGGCACGAATACATAGGAAGTACCTATGAGTTTTACAAGCTGTGCCTTGCTCATTTTACTAATATCCATCATCTCATTTTTGGTTAGGCGTTTATATCCAAGCTTACACTTGAACAACTTGACGTTTCATCGAGCCGCTACTTCTTAGGGAGCTTGCGCTCCGGTCGTCCATAGTTGGGTTCTCACCGTCCAATCCCCAATACGCCATCGGTTGGGTTAATACTATTTTAAATCTCTCTGCGTAGCTTGGTTTTCGCTACATTGGCATTAGGTTATATACTAAGTGTCACTTTGTATATAAGTGCCTTTGGTTATTTATTTTTCTTTTTTTCGTCCTCGTAAACTAAATACAATTTAGCTTTGACAGCTTCGTCAGATTTCAGAGAGTGGGCGTTTCTTATTCTCTTACTTTTAAGGAATGCAAGAGCTTCTTCCCGGTTGCTGATGAATGGATATATCCACTCCGGAAGTTTCTCCTCCTCAACTTCGACGTCTTCCATGATAGCTTCTTGACGTTCTTCCAGCAATTCTTCCATTGCCATCTTGTTAGCTTCGTCCAAGTCCATGCTTTCAATGTCAGCTTCCACAAAGTCGGGAACTGGATAGCATTCAAGAATTTCTGTAAATGTCGCCAAGCAGAAATCTTTAACGACTTTGACAGCTTCGTCCTTCTCTTTATTGTACCGACAAATTGCATAGTTTTCTGTTCCGTCAATCCGTCTTACAAGGCAAATTCCTTTGTTAAATTCGGAAACCTTGTCCCAAGTTTTTTTAGGGAGTGACGGAATTTGAAGCGTTGCGAGGCAATCGTCTAAATAGTTATTTTTATCCATTGATTTTCTTTTTTAAGATGAAGCAAAGATAGACTAAATTTTGGAAAGTTCCAAAAAATAAGGGAGAGAATTTAATCCCTCCCCACAAGAAAATTAGAAATGCAATTTGCCAGCTAAAGAATAGGTTTAAAATGCTGTTATATTATGAACCAAAAGTTTGTAGCACAAATGTAGCAATAAACTTTAGTTATTCAAAATATAAATCGGGATTTTCTACAGATTTTGTATCACCATTGCTCTTTGAAACTGGAGATATGTTGTTCAGAGAATACAGATTGATTGTCTGTATGTGGATATTGGTTAACTGAACCTTATCGCCATGTTTGGTTTCTTCCAGCTTGTTGTATATCTTCCCAGTAAGTTCAACTAAGTTGCCTACATTGAAGTTGTCGAGAATGTATCGTGTCATTGTTCCTTTTGCAAGGCATACATGATAATCTATCCTATCAGCTACCTTATAGCCTTTTTGGGTAGTAAAACCCTTTTCGCAAGTTTTGAGTTTCACCATTACCCCATAACTACCGACTTCTCTAATGTCAGTAATCCATCCTACAAGTATAGCCTTATTCATCTATATTAGACCATTCAGAAGTTTCCAACAGAGCTTCAACCATTTGATTGTCAAGAAGTGGATAGGGATAGACTATCGGTTCTCCTTCTTCTGATAATGGTTCAACTTGTGGTACAAGTTCATTATATATTTCCTCATGCAAAAGAGCTTTTGTTTCGTCTACATTCTTTCTTCTGACTTCCCAATCCTTGTCGAATTGTTTCAAGTCTTCTACGGGTATTTCAAGCCAATTCATTTTTACCTCCTTCCCAATAATTTTCAAGCTTTACTTTCTCCTCTTCAACCTCTTCTGGTGTCAAAGATTTATTATAAAGGGCAAAATAGTAGATGACTCCTTGCAAAACAAAGCCTTTTGTTGTGTCTCTCAATCTGCCAATAAATAAATGGTCAGAATCTTTTCCATTGGATGCTTTAATTGTATTCCCATTATAAGAATCTTTGGTTTGCCATGAAATTTCGCCATTATATAAATCAATTCTATTGTTGGCACCAAAAGAATGACAATGATTATAAATTTGGTCTTGAATAATTTCAAAAATAAATGCGCCTTCATTAGCAACCTTACTTTTTGAAGCTACTGCATAATAATAGTAAGGCTTAGTTAATATTATTCTCCTGCATATCACTGTATAATCAGTCATGATAGGAAGTCCGGTACAGATTCCGTAATCATCCACTCCATCAAATACCAGTGCGCCTTCATAATTTCCCTCACCAAATCCGCTTTCTGATGTAAAGGCAAAGTTCTTAAGAATCATCTCGTTACCCATCACACCAGTAATACTACCAGGCTTGTCCGCATTGGACAACCCGGACATAAACCATGCATCAACTAAAGAAGGATTGAATGGGTGCTTAACTCCTCCCCCTCCCTTAGTTGATGTATGGCTCATTAGTTTACCAACATTTACTAACATAGGCTATGAATTTGTTTGAATGTCAGTACCCATGATATTGAGTTTTCCTTCTACAACAGAAAGAGTGCCATCATAGACATAAAAGTATTCGACACTGCCAGCAGGCATATAGATAGCTGCTAAGACTGGTCTTTCGTGATTAGGGTCTTCAAACGGCATATTGAAGGTAGTATCTTCATAAGCTGCAAATCGGTAAAGTCCCTCTCCTAATTTGAGAGTTTGTCCTTGCTCCACATTATATGCAGTGTCTATAACTACTGCTTGCATGTGGTTATTGTTCTTATCTCTTGCTATTCCCATTTGATTGTAAATTAATTGATTAAACTTGATATAAAGATACAAATTTAGAAATTACCCCCCCCCCATAATTAACTTTCATTAACTACATAGGGTTTTATAAGTTTTAAGTATTCCTTTTCCATATACCAACATAAGATTTCATAAGCTGCTTGAATAAGGCTTTTGTTCATTACAAAATGAAGTGAAATGTTATCTTTAGGATGCTTATATCTGATTATCCATTTGCCATTAAAGCTTATGCTCATTTCATATACATCTATTTTGTATGGCATTTTATTGAGTACATCTTGCAAAGTGAACACTCCACAGTCTTCCCGATATGAATGGTCGTAATCTCCCGTTTCAGCATCCAATAGATTAAAGTAAACATCTTGCTCTTTACTATTCACATATTCTAATGCTTCTCCCCAATCTAAAATACAGCCATCATTATCTGTAGCAATTAATACCATACTTGCGTTGCTTGTATCTACTCCTATCTTCTGCAAATGCTGCATCTGTTCAATCGACAATGTTTGATTTTTCATGTAAATTATTCTCTTTTAGTAAGTATTTAAAAAGGGCTTCTTGGGTTTGAAACAATGGTCTGTTCCACTTGGGATAATCATTCCTCAAAGAAGTAGAACCATCTGCAAGTTTATAAACCATTACAAATCTATCATCTGCATACGACCATTCAACACTTATACTACTAATAGTAGTTATACATATTGTATATCCTTGTAGGTAGAACACTGAATCTTGTATTTATTACCATACTATTATTCTTTAGCTACTACTAATTTAATCCCATAATTAGACCCTTCCTTTACCCAAGTAAATGTACCTTTGATTCTACCTTTGACTGCGTTCTGAATCATATCAATAGCATCGCTCATAAATACTTGATAATTGACCTTTAAGTGCCAAAAGTCTTTATTCCTTTCTTGCCACGGACAAAGGTAAATTACTGCTGATGAATAGCCTCCGCCATAATTCTTTATGTATAAGTCCGCTTCAAAGGTATAGTTTTCTCTTTCTTCGTCATAGGGTTCATGTTCCCATGTACATGGCACTCCTTTATAGAAGTGCATCTTCCAAGTTTGTTTCTTCATAATTAGTCTATTAGTTCAAATTCATAAGCAAATGTATAAAGATTATTGTTCCATGTGCCCTTGCCTGATACTTTATCTATGAGGGCTGAAAAGGCTTCACGGGGTGTATCAAATCCATCGTCTTTGTTTCCCTCAAATTCATAAAATATAGATGGTGGAAACTCATCATCACCCGAATCTTCATATATCCCTTCTTTCAAGCAATCTTCATCGCTAATGTCCTGTAAACGTTCAATCTTGATGTCGGTAATTCGGATATGATGTATCATGAGGTCAGCGCGGACAAACATCTTATTTTTAAATCCTGCCCCACAATACTTTTTGTTAATTGTTGATGAATCTACAAAGAAATCATTAGGGCAATTCCCCGCATGAAATATGGTTTCATAGCTTTGCGCAATGGCAACAACTTCACCAACCTTGTAGCGTGGAATAATTTCTCCCGAATCAAATTCCCTTTCATCAGCATCATACATACAAGGATAATCAACTATCTTTTTGTCAGATTGACGGATATGTACATTGAATCCGGCTACCCATTCACCCCTAAAGGTTCTTGGGCATTTGATTATACGTCTCGTCATAGTCTTTCGACCATCCAATACGGCTTGTGTTAAGCCATAGTCATCATTGAACATTATCTTCTTCATTATTCAGCAAATTAGGATTATCAAAAATATTACCTACAACTTCTTCTATTACATCACAGTGGCAAAATGGAATTAATTCGCCATTCACCTCTCCGATATACCCAAAACATCCATCCTTTATTCCGACCTTGTTGTATATCATACAACCATCGTCTTCGCTCATAAGTAATATGTCGCCTTCATAGATTTCTTTTCCATTCTTGTCAAATAGTCCAGTGAACTGCCCAACGGTTTCAGCCAATACGTCGTAGCAGCGTCCGTCTTCTTGGGAATATATTTGTGCTTTATCCGTAAGGATAAATCCGTTTTTATCCCTTCCGGCAGTATAGAAGAAAGAGAGATATCCATATCTCCATTCTCCCGTATCAATGTCCTTTCCTCTAAATTTTATTTTTCTTACCATAACATTATACTTTAACAATTTCAAATTCATCGGCATGTTTTTTACCAATCCATTCTCGTTTTTGCTTTTCAGTAGCGGTTTCGTAAATCGCTCCACGCTTAGATAAATGCCTTTTTCTAAAGATACTTTCTTCCCCTAATTCATAATATTCATTTCTTGACGGAGAACGACCTTTTGCCCTACACCAAAACAAGCCAGTTTCTTTATGTCTAAACTTCACTGCCATCTTTTATTTTTTAAGTCTTGCTACAAAGTCCTCCAAGTACATAGTCTGATTGATACCGTGTACTTCGTTAAATACATCTACTATCATTTCCTTTGCCGCTTCAATAGCCTTTTTTTCGGTTACTTCAACTGCCAGTTTGCAGTCTTGAACAGTACTAATATGTTCCTTTTCAACCACTCTAAAAGATACACTCTCTTCATCTTTCCTCTGATGCGGTAAACAGTATATATTATCACATTCTTTCTGATAAAAGAAACATTTTCCACAAGGGAAATCAAGCACATTTACCACTTCTAAGGTTACTCCTTCATATTCAAATCTTTCACCTATTTTTTTATCTTCAAACATGTCATTTAGTTTTTAGTTCTTCACTCAACAACAAAGTATCTATTTTGGAATAAAGTCCTTTGTCTTTAAATTTACGTATTCTCTTAAAAAGATTACCAGTCAGACAGAATCGGTATGACTTACCTACAATATTTGGTATTTCTTCACGTTTAACCCGATTATCTTCACACATTGAGGCAAGCATATCGACCTGCTGTCTGGTGGCTACACAAGTACCCGACTTGTTTTTATCTATGGTAGTAACTACAAACTCTTCCAACCCTACTTCCTTTGCAGCCGGGAGAAGTCTTTTTAGATACTTTCTGCACATTTTCTGTAGCATAGGCTATTCATCTGACGGTTTATAATCCCAGCCATTCAATTCATAGCATCGCTTGCGGACAACTTCTCTATCCCAATGCTCAAATATCTTAGTTCCTCCCATGCCGTCCTTTTCTCGCTCATATAAAGCCCACTCTCTTCCTCTTGGCTCATAGTAATACTTTGGTTGACTATTTGCCAAGTCCTTGTATTCTTGCTCCGTCATATCAATAGTCAAGTTTAGTCATTAGAAGAGCTTCGGATAGAGATAACTCTTTGTCGGAAAATGTAATCTTAATTCCCTTACTGTCATCTTTAGGAAAATGAAATCTTATGCCTTTCCTTGCATTCAAAGCATCGGCTATCAATTCAATGTTAAGTGGGTCAATAAGTACCTTTTCCGCAAATCCCGGTTTGAATTGACTTATAACTTCGTTATAATTGGGATATTTACTATCTATATTTGCGAACCTATACTTTATATCCCAATCGTCATATATAGCGTGGAAACCATCTTCTTCAATCTCAATGATATTATGCTTGATAATTTCCTTAAAATTCTTTGCACTAATTAGTTTACCGTCCAGTAATTCCTTCTCTTCTTCTCTAAAGTTACAAATCTCATTTAGGCAAGCTTTAATTAATATCATTCCGTTGGAGGCAATTGCATATCCATCTTTGAAATATATGCAATTCATTACTAATCTAAGAAAGTCATTTGCACAAGCTAAATGCAGCTTAATCCCTTTGTTGAAATTGTGTCTAATCTTCTTCATATCATTTGGTCTTTTAGTATTATAGCATCCACTTTGGAGTAGATACCTTTGTCTTTAAATTTACGTATTCTCTTGAAAATCTTTTGTTCGTTGCACTTCCGGTATGACAGACCAAGCAAGTTGGGAATTTCCTCCCTTTTTATTCTATCATCCCCACATAGAGAAGCCAGCATATTGACTTGTTCTACTGTGGCTGTGCATCGTCCATTTTCGTTTTCGGTAATAGTCCTTTCGACAAATTCATCAAGACCGATATCTCTCGCTTTCCGGTACAACTTTTTCAGATACTTTCTGCAAAGCTGTTGTAGTTTGTTATGGCAACTCATAATAGTTTCTTTATAATATCTCCATTATATGATTCTTTAGTTAATTCTATAAATTCATATATTGTAAATGAATCTTTTTCAATATCTATACCTTTATTGATACAGAATGACAACCTTCCTTGCTTGCACGAACCGGTTAGCACATGATGCCAATAAAATAATTCTTTAGCCGATACCTTTTTAGTAAAGTCTGGAAAATGCTTTTTAAAAGCTTCTATCCTTTCCTCCTCGGTTGAATCGTCATACAATTTTTCTTGAAGCGAAGCAAACGCATCGTGCAATGTTTCTCCATGAGCGAATTTCCCATTCTCTTTTGCAACAAATGTTTTAGTCAATGTAAAGTCATCGTTCAGTATATATCCTTTAGCTACATTGTCATGAATATGCTTGATAATTGTAGGAATATCATCAATGATATATACTTTGTCGCCATTGAATGTTTTAATTCCATCGCCAGAGCCATAGCCATCGCCATAGCCAGAGCCATAGCCATCGCCATAGCCAGAGCCATAGCCATAGCCAGAGCCAGAGCCAGAGCCAGAGCCAGAGCCAGAGCTAAGAAATAGCTTTATCTGTTCTTCCATACGTCTACCTCCTCAATGGATTTGACTGCCTCTTCCGTACAAGGAATAATCTCGATTACTCCAAGTATTGTGATAGTGGGTACGACTAAGGTAAACCTACATTCGCTTGGTCTTTTTGTCCCTTCGACCGCAAGCTGTGAAATGGATGCAGCTCCGTACCAGCACCACAATCTGCGGCAGTCTGTCAATACAACTTCACTGCCATTCTTTTCTTTCAGTGTTCCGAAGAATACTCCTGCTCTGTCTGCTCTAATAATTACTTTTTTACCAATAAAATTGCTCATATCATTATAATTGGGTTTTATAAAGCCCGCCCAAGGCTATAGTACATATTATTTGTGGGGTAGCAACCTAATGCTGTCCCGATTTAATGTTTCTAAAGAATTGCTGAATACCTAAGAATAGGATAACGAGAATGACTGCTATGTTAGTGTAGCAGATAGTCAGAAACGCAGAGTTCGATGTGAATATTGTATCTAAATACTCACGTTGTATTAATACTGCAAATATGTAAAGTACGCCTAATAAGTATTTCCAACAGAAATGTAATGAAATAGCTAATAATAAAAGTAGTATCGCAGCTATTAAAGTAATCTTAACGTATAAAGTTATAGAGAACGATATTGGAGTAAATAAATAAGCATATCCGTCCATCCCCTCAAAGAAGTCATTATTGTAATATGCTATTAACTTTTCTGAATAGTCAATCAAAAGCAATAGACATAAATACATAAACAACATATTTAGTAAGCACAATAAGTAGCTTTCTAAATAATGGAGATAATGACCATATGTATTTATTTAGAGTATTCATTTCTTAACTTCAACTTTGATTGTATCGGCTTTAACCGTATCTTTCTTAGTAGTCTTAATCCTAAACCTAATATCACCTACATTAGTATCATGGTATCTTGGATGAGGATGAAGTTTTGGGTCTACTACTATCGGCATCTTTCTCTTCGTAGTGTCAGACGGAATACTATCGTTCTTCGTCTTCACATTCACTTTTATCTTCACCATCTTCTACTTTTATTAAGTGACCTTTTTTATTTCCATAGGCAAAGTGACGGGCTTCGACCTTATTATTAGCTATCATATAATAGACAGCCGAAGTAGTCTTGCCAATTCTCCTTGCGTATTCTTTTACACTTATCCACCTCTCCATAATGGTTCTTACTTTTGTCCCGTACTACCATATCCGTTAGCACCTCTGTCGGTATCAGAAAGCTCTTCCACTTCTTCCCATTCGATTGGCAAGGTAATACCTATCTTAGCTTGGATTATTCTATCTCCTACCTCGTACTTTGGCATATCTGTTAACAAATGATAGAACACGGCTGATAAGCCCCCCCTAAATAGTTCATCCACAGTACCTTCGCAGTTACTAAGAACCATTCCCGTTTCCCAAACGCTGCTTCTTGGTCTAAGGTCAAGTGACAAATGAAAAGGACACTTGGATAAATCTATATCTGTGTTCAATCCCATGTCTATAGTAGAACCTTTCAATATAGTTTCCCAATCTCTTTCCATTTCTATCGCAATGCCTAATCCATACTTATAAACGTTAGGTGCAATTTCCTCGCATGAAGTAGCGTATAAGTCCCAGCAAAAGTCAGATGGGTATTTCTTGAATGGTGAAGGAACTGATTTATCCAGTTTCTTAAATTTTATCTTCATTGGGCGTTTATATCTAAATTTTTACTTGAATAATTTGACGTTTCATCGAGCCGCTACTTCTTAGGGAGCTTGTGCTCCGGTCGTCCATAGTTGGGTTCTCACCGTCCAATCCCCGATGCGCCATCGGTTGGGTTAATAAATTCTGTGCTTGTAGTCCGAAGCGTTTAATGTTTCGGGCTGCAAGTAAATCTCTGTCATTTGTAGTTCCACACTTGGGACAAGTCCACTTGCGGTCGGAAAGTTTAAGTTCTCTATTTATATATCCGCACTCACACATCTTTGAAGACGGTTCAAAGCGACCTATGCGAATTAAAGTCTTTCCGTACCATTCACACTTGTATTCAAGCATGGAGAAGAAAGTAGCCCAACCAACAGAGCCTATTGAACGTGCAAGCTTGTGATTTTTCATCATGCCGTCAATGTTCAAGTCCTCTATGATTATCGCTTGGTTTTCGCGAACGAGCTTTGTACTTACTTTGTGTAAGAAGTCTGTCCGTTGGTTGGTTACTTTCTCGTATTGTCTTGCTAACTGCTTTCTAAGTCTTTCATGTCTGTTTCCTCCCTTCTTGGATTTACTGAAACGCTTTTGAATTATCTTCAATCGGTCAGTAGCTTTTTCAAGATATTTAGGGTTTTGAAATACGTCCCCATTGGAACATACTGCAAAGTCCTTTATTCCCACATCTATGCCGATTGTACCCTCATAAGTTATTGGTTCTTTAGATGGAATTTCTTTCCCATCCTCAACCAATACACTGACATAGTATTTATCTGTCTTGGTTTTAGATACCGTAACAGACCTTACATCTCCTTCAAACTTTCTATTCTCAGACAGCTTCACCCATCCGATTTTAGGAAGTTTAATCCGGTTGTTATCCAAGTCTACTTCTACAGAGTTGATAGCCTTATATGCTGCTCTGCTTTTGTGTTTGGACTTGAATTTAGGAAACCCTTTCTTCTCACGAAAGAACCTTGTAAATGCACTATCCAAATTCCGGATAGACTGCTGCAAGCATTCACTGCTTACTTCTTTCAGTCATTCCATGCCTTCCTCTTTCTTCAAGTCGGTAAGCATCTTGCATAGGTCAACCGCATTTATTCGTTTCCCTTCGTTCTGATAGGCTTCTATCCGCTTTGCCAAAGCCCAATTATAGATAAAGCGTACACATCCAAAGGATTTCTCAAAGAATATCCTCTGTTCCTTAGTAGGCTTCAATCTATATTTATAGGCTTTCAACATATTATGCGTCTTTAGTTCAGTACAAAGATAAGATATTATAAACTAAAAAGCAAATAATTTACTTTATTTAAGCTTTACTTTGTATATAAGTACCACTACAAGTTTACGATATCTATATAGTTAGATTCAACAACTCGTTCGATTCTCCAATCAGCCATTGAAGCGGACATAGCTTCTTTGACAGTGTTTGTTGCCTCTTCTGTTGTATCAGCTTCAACAATCAACATGCAAGGTGTCTTCTTCTCGTCACCATCGTCATTCAGAGTAATGTAGTTGAGCTTTACCATAAACAGCTTTTTGTCCTCCTTGTCCTTATCTCCCAAAAATTCTTGGAAGTTCGTCCGTCCAACTGCAAGAACTGAAAACTCTTCTGCTTGGTAGATAGACAGTTCTTCATTCATCAGCTTTTCGCATTCCGTGCAACTCATAGCGTTTACAAGATACTTTTCTGTTACTCTCTTTTGCTTGCCTCTTTCGTTGATTTTAACGTAAGAAACTTTTGCTTCCATTAATTGTACTAACATGATTAATTCTTTTAATTGATTAAAAACTAAAGTTATTTATTCCTACCCACCCGACTACTCTGAATCGGCAGATAGTGCTTATTATTTTGCTACTATATTCCGGTGAATACATGAACCAATTACCTAATAGATATTCCCCGTGAAAAATCATATTATTTTCGCATAGGAATAGAACTTCTTCGCCTTCTTTCGGTAAATACTGCTCTATTTTCGTAAATTCGATTTTATTTTCCACAACTAACTTGGATAAAAGGTATAACAATTCTGAAAGTTCAGTTTTACCAAATCTATGCTTCTCTCCTTGTGCCAATTAGGAACATAATTGCAGATGGCGAACTCTTTTTCTTTCTTTTCATATATATCTTCTAAGAATTGCTTAGTAGTCATTCTGTAGAAATCACAGTTAGGTGCTTTAAATACTTCTTTGCCATCTATTTCTTCTGGATTGACAGCAATAAATTTTGCATGGTCTTGAAATAAATAGCATTGTGGATTATAGGCACAACCAAAATCATAGACAGTATATTCTTTAGGTATGATTTTTGATAGATAGTAATATGTTTCCATAAAGCCTATAAAATCTGTTCCTATAGCACAATACTCCTGCTTGAAAACCCTATCTTTTTCTTCCTTTGGAATAAGAGATAGTACATAGTTTGTGATTTCTTGTTCGTTCATATCAAAAAGGTAATTCCTGCAATTCGCTACCAAACGGTAATTGATTGCTCATATTGTCATATATGTCTTGTAAGTCAGAAACATCAGATTCGGGTGTCGGTTCAAATGTCAACTGTGCTGGCTGCTCCTGCCAGCCATAGACAATGTTTTCCGATATTTCGTTCTTAAGTCTACGGGATTCGACCTCATAGTACATGCCTACTAATAAGTCTATCACTCCCATGCTTCGGTTCTTGCAGACCTCAATTACAGAGTTATACTTTAGATATGGCAGAACTTTGTCCTTGCCGAAGAACTCCCCTGCCCTCTGTTCAAAGTCTTTTCCTATTCGATGTATGATGAATACAGAATCAGCTAAGTTAGTTAAATCTGCTGTGCCAGATATGCTTTCTTTTCGTAGGAATATACCTTCTTTTCTTGGATGGCATACTAACAGCACATGCACATTCTTAGCTTTAGCATATTCTTTTAAGTCATTGATGAACTTAGTTTGCTGGGTATATTTATCACCTTCATAGTTGTCAATCTGCAATGCCATCAAGTTATCAAGAACAATAAGCTGTACACCTTCTTTGTCTACAAGCTCTTTTACATCAGCAAACAGTTGTTGCCATTTACTTCCATAATTGTTGTTGTAAAGGAATAGTTTGCCTTCTAACCAATTACTTATCTGATTGGAAATATTTTTAGGAGCATAGTAATAATTTTCAAAGCCTTCTCTCTTGCATACATAATTTTTACCAGCGGCAATTTGATTTATCCAACTTTGAAATCTAAAGTCTTGTAACTCTCCCGACCATATTCCTACTTTATATCCTCTTTGTATAGCATTCAGAGCAACACAATCTATCCAGCTACTTTTTCCCGCACCAGAGCCGCCAGACAATACAGTCACATCTCCAAGCAATAAACCAATGATTTTTTTGTCAAGTTCCTTATATCCAGTTGGGATTGAAGCCATCTTACTCATATCCACATATTGAACATCAGTCATAGCCAGCCACTTCTTTCCCTTAGCGGAATCCTCCTTCTTTGGTACAAAAGGTTCTTTCTTTTGTTGAGAATAGTATTGCATCTTATGTTCATGCCTTTGGTATTCCTTGTGGTCGTAAGCATCCGGTTCAAACTTCAACCGAAAGTCTTTCCATGTATATTGAGAACAACTTGAATGCAGACATTTAAAGCCAAGTCCTCCATTCGACATCTCAAAGATTGCTGAATCCGGAGCACGGTGTGAACTATTGAATGGGCATTCGTCAAGTATGTACTTTGTGAATGATGATGTCCTTACAATGTTTCTCACCGCAATGTGGTGTTTATTTAGAAATGCTTCTAAGTCAAACTTCTCATTGCTGTAGTAATTGCTTTTGCTCGGTTGTTCCGGTTTCGGGAGCATGGCAGCAACTTTGGCAAAGTATTCGTTTGGAGTTATTTTAATTTCATCTGGTATTCTTAGTATCTTACTTTCCCTTTGAGGACGCTTCTTGGTATTACTTCCCTTTCGACTAAATGTACCATAAAGTTTGCATACCCGGCTTGCATTATGTGTAGTACAATCTATTTCTACATTCGGATTAGAGAATAGCATATCAAGAACTTGCAGGAACTCTTTACAGATTGTAGTATTCTCATTGCTATTCTTCATGGCTATTTTGTACAGTAGATGGAAACCATTGCCGCTATCGCATACTACTGGTTTTTCAAAACCTTCATCCCGTAGGAACTTGAATACATTGTTGACTACTTCTTTCGCCATCTCCTTCTCTTCATCAGTTGAGTTTGTGTCTGATGGCTTCTTAGTATCTATGTCTATCAATATCCAATCTCTTCCAACAATGTCATTGTCAGAAGTAGTTGACTTTGGTTTGGTAACAATCCTATCATGCTGCTCTCTGTCATAACATGCTGGATTGATGGCATTCAATGTGAAGTAGATGTTACAGTTGTCATACTTCCTAATTTCGTTGAGCAGGGTGTTTACATCAGTAAAGTAGCCGGAATAAGTTCGTTTATAAGTATTGTCTACTATACGAACTTCGACCAATTCTTCACCCGATTTAAAGGTGTCATACCATTGTCTAATAGTTATTTCATTCATGGTAGTTCCTCCCTTAGTTTATCCAATAGTTCTTGTGCGCAGGCTTTTGCATAATCAATACTATCAGTACAAATATCGCTTGCTACGAATGTTTTTATCGTAATCCATCCGCACCACCAAGTATTCATTTGTACATCAAAGATGTTCTTATAAATGCCATAGTTTTCAATTCTATATTTTCTCATGCTGTTATTGTTTAAAGTGTTCAATCAGTTCGTCCACGGAGGCTTTATGCCACTTATCAAATAGTATTTCCGGTTTGTCTTGGTAGTGCATTCCTACTTTCAGATATTGGCATAAGAACCAATCTTCCCCATCCGTGAACCATTGGCTATCGTCTGTATCATATCTCAATGCAGCAATGGCAAGAAACAAGAACTCATTAGCTCCACAATCGACCCTTCCTTTCTTGGTGACAGTATCTACATTATATATCACCCCATATAAATTCCCATAGAATGTAATGATTGCTCTTCCTTCTTCAATACTTTTATGACTTCCCTTGCCATCATAATTATGTGCATCTAAAGTTGTATCACCAGAATTAAGTAGTTTATATCTCAACTCTTCCAGCTTCTTTCTAAGCTCTGGCGTATTCTTTCGTATAAAGCACGGTGTTGTAAATCCCATAGTTATTCTCCTTTCAGTTTCTTTATTAGTGCGTCAGCAAGTTCTACAGACCATGATACTACATCTGGATATAGTATGCCGCACTCAGTTATACCCTTTTTATGCTGTAGTTTAACAAACTCTGTAGAATAATCTTTCGCCAGTTCGTAGCGTCGCTTTTCCCAATCAATGGCTGAATTTCCAAGATTTAAAAAATCAAGTTCACACTCTCTGAAAACCTTATTATCACATACATATAGGTTATCTCCGTTATA